AGGATTATGTTTTTTTTTGTATAGTAAACATAATACCATTTTTTGTTGCCCGCATACTGCATGTTCCCATGTTCCCGTGTTCCCAATAGAGGGAAAACGTGGGAACTCGGGAACGGTGTCTCGGCAAAAAACCGGCTATTCTGCAAAATCTGGCGGAAACCAATACATCGCATCGATTTATACAGGATGCATCGTCAGGTATACAATATGCATCTCTTCCATTGAGGCAGGTGTCTCGGTATCGATAATCTATAGTTATCGATAGTCATAGAGGGGGGCTCGAGGAATGGAGGCGATCGTCTCTTGACATAGCAGTATCAATGGGTATATCGTATTGGAATTCGAGCTCCCGAAGGAATACCTCTTTCGATGTAGAGTACCCCTTTCGCCGTAGATTAGGCTGTGCGTCCTACATTTAGTGGGTCGTCGTCGTCGTGCGTCATACATTTAGTATTAGATGTGATCACAACTCAGGTAAAACGAGGGACGGGGCCGGATGGCAGAATTTCAAAGGACCCCGCTCCAAAATCGCGAGAGATTTCAAGAATTTAGAAAATGAATAATTATTTAATATCGGAATTTGAGTACATATGTGTATGTGTGTCAGCGTGACGGACGCACAGGTATAGCGTTAAGGCATGGACATGGCTGGACACAAAACTGATAAACCGACTAAGAACATAACCTTGACGGTGAGGCTGGACCATGAGCTCGACGCGGAGCTGCGGCGGCTGGCCGGCCAGTTCGGGTGCAGTCTGAACGAGTTGATTTATGTTATTCTGACGCAATGGGAGCGTGAGAACTGGCCTGCGAAGGAGAGCGCGGGTCCGGAGATTCAGGTACATGGAGAGACTGACGATGAATAAGGACGATTTTTTAGACATGAAGCCGGCGAAACATGGTGTTGTATCGGCGGTCGAGAAGCGGTCTCGGAGGGCTCCGGAGCGGCGGACGCACGAGCGGGTTCTGGCGGATGAACGCGCCCGGATCTTGTCGATCATGCAATTGCCCGAGGCGGCTGATCTCGGCGATATCGCGCTGTATCTCGCCATAGAGACATCGATATCAGTTTCGCAAGCGCGGCATGTGCTTGTGCTCGCGGGCGGCGTCCGCGCGCCGTTTGTTTCGGGGGTGGAGGATCTGGGTCGTCGGGTGAAGGCGGCGGGGGAGGTTTGAGGCGATGAGGCATACGGCCCAGGGTGGTACGGCGAAGCACCCCTCGTTACGGAGTGATTACCTCGGGTCGGGGCAGCTGGACGCGCCACCGCCCCGGCTGACGACGTTGCGAGCGAAGCGCTGGGCGCAGCGAATAAGGGAAGAGCTCGGGAAAGAGGTGTCGCGGGCGGCTCGGGTGAAGGTGACGTTGCCGAAGCTGAAGTTTCTGGAAAACGCGAGGGACGGGGAGTTCGATGTATGATTTTCTGAATGCGATTTCATGTCCGGCCGGTTTTGTCGCATCTGTTCTTTTGACCGGCTGGCTGGTCGGGCTTCAGGCGGAGGCGGCTCCCCCGAAGGCCGAGGCGAGGATCGTGATTTTGCCTTGTGTCGAGAGGGGCGATTATCACACCTGTGCGCGAATTACGGTCTCCGGGGATCTGGGGGTCGACGACGGCGATATTTTTGTGGCTCGGACGAAGGGGATCGATCTGGCGGCGGTGTCGCTGTCGGGGCTGGGTGGGTCTTTATTGGCTTGGATACAGATCGGGGAGAGGATCGCGGCGGCCCACTGGGTGACATGGGTGGCGGCGGGAAAAGAGTGCGACAGCGGGTGCGCGGTCGCGTGGATCGCCGGGCGCCCGCATGGAATGGGGGTGGGGGCGGTCGTCGGGTTTCATGCGCCATATAATACACTTGATCCGGATCATGCGGACGGGACGGCGAGCGCGGCGATTGGGGCTTATCTAGCGGGGGTCGGAATACCGGTGGAGGAAATAGTAAATTTGATCGGGCATGGCCCGCACGATTATCGAGTGGTGGATTCGAGCGGAAAGATCTGGGAGACGGGCGAATGAGTGATGTGATCGATGAAGCGCCGGACGACAAGGCGTGACCGGACTGCATGACGAGACGGTCGGCCGTCTCGGGGCCGATCGGGTGATGGCGCACGAGGTGTTGTTCAAGCATCGGCATGGCGCGACGACGCCGGATTTCCATCGGGAGATGATCGAGGATCTGCATTCGCCGGCGGCGAAGCGGCTGACGATCGCATTTCGCGGGTCGGGGAAATCGACGCTGGCGGAGGAGGCCTTGATTATCATGGCCTCCTTCGGCGAATTCCGAAATTGCGTATTGATCGGGGAGAGTTATCAGCGCGCGTGCGATCGGCTTCGGGCTATTCGCTTCGAGTTCGAAACCAATGATTTACTGCGCGGGATGTTCGATGATCAGATCGGCTCGACGTGGCAGGAGGCGAAGCTCGTTTTGAAAAACGGAGTTTGCCTCCAGGCGCTGGGTTCCGGGCAGAGTCTGCGCGGGGTGAAGCACCTGGACGCCCGGCCGGATTTTTGTTTCATCGATGATTTGGAAAGCGAGGACACGGCGTCGACGCCGGAAGCGCGGGAGAAGCTGTCGAGTTGGGTTTATGCGGTGCTTCTCCGCGCGCTCGAACCGTTCGCGCGGCTTCGGATGGCGGCGACGCCCCTGGACCCGGAGGCGTTGGCGGTGAAGTTGATGAAGGACGAGGACTGGAACGGGAAGGTTTATCCGGTCGAATATCTGGACGAGGACGGAATAAGGCGCGCCAGCTGGCCGGAGAAATATCCTCTCGCGTGGATAGATCGGGAGCGTGACAGCTACGTGAGAGCCGGCAAGCTTCGGGTTTGGGAGCAGGAGATGATGTGCCGGGCCGTGGATCCCGCGACGCGCATATTTCTGCCGGCGCAAATGCGCTACGAGCCGAGGGTTCGAACGTTCGAGCCTGTCTTCGCGGTTTATGATCCGGCGCGGACTGTCGGGCGCCGGAGCGCCGGCACGGGGAGGGCGATCGGATCATGGGTCGGGTCGAAATTGATTATCTGGGAGGCGAGTGGTCCATACTGGCGGCCGGATGAAATCATCGCGGACATGTTCGAGGTCGATGAAAAATACGCTCCGGTTTTGATCGGGGTGGAGATCGACGGCCTCGAGGAGTTTATCAAGCAGCCGCTTCGCGCGGCGCAAATCGAGCGGCGGAAGATTTTGCCGCTCGAGATGCTTCGGGCGCCGAAAGGGAAAGAGGATTTCATCAAGGGGCTGCAGCCTTATTTTGCGGCGCGTGAGGTGATTTTTGCCGGCGCGCGGGAGAGTTTCGTGCAGGCGGAAGAGCAGCTGGTGAATTTTCCGACAGGCCTGAAGGACATCCCGAATGCGATGGCCTATCTGCTGAGGATCCGGCCCGGGCATCCGGTATATGCGGAATTCTCGAACGCGAATATTGCGATTTTGAATCGGATCCGCGGGACGTTTTATCTCGGGGTGAACGCGGATCATGGGGCCACGACGGGAGTGCTGGTGCAGTTCGATCGCGGGGCTCTTCACGTACTCGCGGCCTGGGTCGAGGAAGAAGATCCGGGCGTCGCGCTTCGGCATATCGTCGAGAGCGCGGCGCTGGAAGCCGGCTCCGGGGATATCGTCTGCTATGCGCCGCGTTCTCATTTCGGCACGGGCGTCGACCAGATCGGCCTGCGCGCCGCGGCGTTGAAAATCCCGATCGAAATGCGGCGGGGTGGCGATTTGATTTCCGGGCGGGGAGAATTGCGCCGGATGACGACGTCGAGCTTGCGCGGGCAGCCTGCGTTTTTGGTCGCGTCGTCGGCGAGCTGGGTTTTGCGCGCCCTGTCGGGGGGGTATGCATTTCCATTCGGGAAGGACGAACCGAAGGCGGGGACATACAGGACGCTCGTCGAGGGGCTGGAGGGCCTAGCCGGTCTTTTGGGGGCGGGGCTCGGGCGCCAGGATCGTGATGTCCATTGGGAGACGGCGAGAGATGGGAGAAAATATATCTCGGCCAGGGGATGATAAGATACCCGTAGCGTTTATTTTATTTAAAATAACAGAAATATTCAATATTCAAAAAGAAACGATATCAGGTAAAGGAAGATACAGAGAAGTGCTATTTCCGAGGAAGGTTTTTATCAGAGCTATACGTGAGATAAGACCTGATTTTACGCTAAATAGAATTGGCGCTGTGGTGAATAGGGATCATGCGACGGTATCACATGCTCTGAGGCAGAAACTTGGGCGTTCTCCAACGCGCCTGGATCTCCAAGTGACCGCTATTCTGGATGGCGTCGTCGTTGAGATTCGCGCCGCTTGGAAGGCGCGGCAAGATGAGATAGAGTGCAGGGGTCTTTCGCGAAAGGGCAACGACGATGAATGCGAACTTTCTAGCGGCCTGCAACGGGATCGCGTTGGCGGCGGCGACGGCTAGTCCTCCGGACATGAACACTCTCTCCTTGATGCAGCAGGCGGTTCAGCTTGTCGCGCGGGTCGGGACGACTTATGACGGGGCGTCGACATCGACGACCGCGGTTTTGAATCCCGCCGGGCAGTATTTCCCGGAGCAGTTCGACGCCCTCACGGCGGCCCTCAAGCAGAACAGCGGCTTGACGGCGGGGCAGCTCGGCGCTTAATCCCCAAGGCGGCGCCTCGGCCGCCTTATTCACGCTGGGCGATCGATGCCGGACAAGAAAAAACCCGAAGATCCGGTTCTCCGCGATCGAGGGGAGAATATTGCCACAAAGAAGAAGATCAAAGACGATCTGCTTGATAAATACAAAGATATAGTTACGGGATTTACAGATCAAAACGAGCGCTCGCAGAACGCTCAATCGTATTGGAAAGCTTTCAACGGGGAGCTTTCAGACAATCAATTCTATAGTGGGAACTCGCAACTTTTCGTGCCCGCGATATACAACGCGATAGAGGCGCGCGTTACGAGATTTACCAATCAAATCTTTCCCGTATCTGGTCAGCATGTGGAAGTCATGTCGAGCGATGTGACGAAACCGCAGGCGATCATGTCATTGCTCGAGCACTACATCCGCAAGGCGAAACTGCGTTCTCTCATCCCGTCGCTGATCCGCAACGGCGATGTCGAGGGGCAATATAATATTTACGTTTCCTGGTCGAAGCGCGTCCGGCATGTCGTACGCAAGATCAAGCGGCAGTCGCAAGAGGGCGTCGGCGATATCGAGGATATCGAAGAAGAGGAGCTGACCGCGTCCCGGCCCGAGGTCGAGATTCTGGCCGATTCCGATGTTCTGGTTCTGCCCTCGACGGCGGACTCGATCGAGGAGGCTATTTACGAGGGCGGGAGCGCGACGATCCTGCGGCGGTGGACGAAGGCCAAGATCAAGGAAATGATGGCCTCTGACGCGATCGACAGCAAGGCGGGCGAGATCCTCCTCGACGAAATGCAGCAGACGCGGCGCTCGATTCACACGCCGGACAAAGAGAAGGATGCGGTTCACGCCGCGGGGATCAAGAGCGACGGCCGCGGCAAGTGGGCGCTGGTCTATGAGGTGTGGCTGATTCTGAAACTCGAGGAGGGCTTGCGGGTGTGCCAGGCCTTCTTCGGCGGCCCGGACAACATCCTGATGTGCCGGCGCAATCCGCTTTGGTGCGACCGGGTCCCCCTACTGTCGCATCCGGTGAAGAAAATCCAAGGGTCATTCAAGGGCCAGTCTTTGGTCAAGCCGATCCTGGACATGCAGATTTACATCAATGACGTGGCGAACGAAGGGGCGGATTCGTCCTATTACGCGCTGCTCCCTATCGTGATGTCCGACCCGGAGAAAAATCCGCGTGTGGCGAGCATGGTGCTGGCTCCGGCGGCGGTTTGGGAGACGAACCCGAGGGACACACAATTCGCGCAATTTCCGCCGCTTTGGCAAGACGCCATGGAGCTGGTCCAAATGCTTCAGGGCTATATTTTTCAAACGCTTGGCGTGAACCCGGCCATGATTACGGGAAACCAGAAGCAGAAGCGGAATCAGGCGGAGATCGCGAACGAACAGCAGGTCGACATTCTGACGACGGCCGATGTCGTGACGGTGCTCGAGGCGGGAATATTGACGCCCCTCGTCCAGCTGTTTGTCGAGCTCGACCATCAGAATCGGGACGAGAAAATCAGCGTGCGCCGCTTTGGCGAAATGGGCATGTCGATCGACATGGAGCAAATTTCGCCGGTGCAGATGGGATATCGGTACGAATACCGATGGTTCGGCGTCGAGGCGGCGCGCAGCGCTCAGCAGATCCAGCAGCAAATCAGCGCGCTGAATGTGGCGCGCGGGATACCGCCTCAACTCTATCAGGGATATAAACTAAACCTTGCGCCGGCAATGACGCATATGATCGGCAACACGTTCGGCCCGCAGCTGGGCCGTCAGATCTTCGAGGATCTCCGGGCCCAGATTTCGGTCGATCCGCAGATCGAGGACGATTTGATGGACGTCGGGAACGCCGTTCCGGTTCATCCGCTGGACGACCATCGGGTTCACATCGAGGTCCATTCGCAGGACATGCAGCAGCGGGGCGATCGCTTCGGAACCAAACGCGCGCATTTGGCGGACCATATGCAGCAGGTGGCCCAGCAGGCGCAGCAGCAGATGGGGCCGCCTCAGCAGCCTCCTGGACAGCCGGGCGGCCCCGGCGGCGGCGGGAAGGGCATGCCGGGGCAGGCGAAGCCGGGCGCTTCGCCGGGTCAGCCGCGGCCGATGCAGCAGCCGCCGGGCGCCGTCGCGCAGGACCAGATGCGCGATCCGCGCGCGATGCCAAGGCGCATGTGACAGGGATGGGCGGGGGATGAACAAGACATTTTTCAAAGACAGCCAGATGTTCTGGTGTTTCATGATTCTCGGAATAGCCCTGTCGATGGGGACATTGCCTTTCGCGGCGTCGATAATCGGCGGGGCGCTGGTTATCATTCGGACGATTGTTTATTTTGTCGTAAAATCGTGGAACCCGCATGCTATCCCGGAAGTGAAAATGCCGCCGGAACTGGTTCTCGGCGGGCCTTATTCGATCGTGCGTCATCCGCTTTATGTATCGAGCATGATTTGGTTTATCGCGCTTCCTCTGCTGTTTCGCTCGGATCTGGCGCTGTTGCCGGCGTTCGGGCTGGTCGGAATCACGATCTCTCGAATTTATGAAGAAGAGCGGTATCTTAGGGTTTCGGAAGTCTACCGTCGATATTGCGCGCGAGTGCGCTGGCGGCTGGTTCCGTTTGTGTGGTGAAGGAGAGAAAAGCCATGGCTGGTTCGAGCGTGCATGAGATGATCGGCGATTTGTATTCCAAGGTTCAGGCGCTGACGGCGGCCGGCGTTCCGAGCCTGACCGCGATCGTGAGCGACATCGAGGACTTGCGGACGAGGATCGTGAAGCTCGAGGCGGACGTCGGCCCGGCTCCGGCGGCGCCCGCTCCGGCGGATCCCGTCGCGAGCCCTCCGCCGCCGGCGCCGGCGAGCGCGGAGCCTGCTTGATGGCGCTCACGGACCGGCAGAAGGAATTCGCGGGCTATCTCAACCGAGGGTTCACCGGGGAGGTGAACCTGCCCGGCTGGTCTCTTGTCGGGGCGTGCGCGGTAGCGGGCAACGCCACGCAGGAAAATCTCGTGCAGCCGACGACGGCGGGTCCGAAGGATCATGGATCGGATGGTGTTCTGCAATGGCGTCTTTCGCGGCTGACGGACATGGAAGATTGGTGCGGGAAGCATTTCGGAAATTGGCAAACTCTTCAGGCGCAGGCCGCCTTTACGCTTTACGAAACGGGCCGCGATTACCCTGCGCTGGACGCGAGGCTTCGCGCTGGCGCGCTTTCGATCGGCGATCTCGCGACGGAATTCAACCGGCAATTCGAGCGGTCGGCCGACGACGCGGCGCTGAATGCGAAGCGGATCAAATATGCGAAAGACACGCTGGCCTTGATGACGAAGGCGGCGCCGCCGTCGGCGAAATCGGTGACTGCCGCCGCTGGCGGGGTTGTCGCGGCCATCGCGGCGGCGGGCAGCCACATCCTGACGCCGCAAGAGATTCTCCTCGGGGGGAGTCTTTTCGCGAATGGGCTGCTGGCATTTTTGATTTACGAGCTCGGGCATCGAATGCCGGCGGCGCCCGCGGCTCCGGCTCCGAAGCCCACCGACGTTCTGACGCTCGCGATCGCGGAGCAGAGGGAAGCGCAGGCAAAGCTCGATGCGGCGAAACAGGGGATCGCGGCGATGGTCGCCGAGCTTCAGAAGCAAATCACAGAAGCTGAAGGATTGATCAAATGACGGTAGCTGCTATTCTCGCTGCGATTACGACCTACGGGCCGATCGTGTTTTCGGTCATCGGCGCGGCGTCGGCCGCGGCGTCTGTCGCCCCCAAGCCGGGCGACAATCAGGTTTGGAACACCGTGAGGGCGACGATCGACGTCTTAGCGCTGAACCTCGGCAACGCGAAGAACGCTGAATGAGATGGCGTTTGCAATCGGGGTGATTGTCGGGTTCATCTGTTTTCCGATCGTGATGCTGATTATGTTCCCCGCGGGGCTCGTGTTTTTGTTTCTTCTATCGACGGCGCGCAGCAAATTCTGGAGATGAACCATGAGCTTTCTGAAGGAAGAATGGCGCAAAATCAGAATGAAGCTGCGCGTTATGGCGTGGGCGGATCTCTTTGGCTCATGGATGTTGTTCAAATGAGCAGGCTCGAATTCGCCATGATCGGCATTCTCGGGTGCGGCATGATCGTGCTTTCCCATTGGATCTGAAAAATGTCATCTTGGGACACAGCGCAAGTCGCGGTTTCGAGCTCGGCGGCGGTTTTGCTGCACGCTGGGATTCCAGGCGGGGCGAACATCGCCCTGACGAACACAGGGTCGATTGCGATTTTCGTCAGCAACTCCCCGAACGTGACGACGGCGACCGGAGCGCTTTTGCCGGGCGGCGTCGGGGCTTATAAGGTCATCCCGACCAATCAGCCGGTTTACGGGATAGCGCAGTCTGGAACGCCGACGATCGGCGTGGAGGCCTTCTATTGACCTGGCCGGCGACCCCACCGGCGCTATGGACCCCGCCGCCGCTTACGGCGTCCAGCATCTTTCAGAAGCTGTCCTACGCGGCGCAGCAGGCGGCGGTCTCCAACGCGATTACCAATCCGTTCTGGACCATTCCGCCGGCGTGGCTCACTCTGACGGGCTACGTGCAGGGGCAGGTCGTTTCGAACGCGGGCAATTGGTATATTTGCACCACCGGCGGGACGAGCGCGGGCGCGACAGGCCCGGTCCAGACGAACACCGGCACCCCGGTCATAGACGGCTCGGGCGGCGTTTACTGGTCCTATATCGGGGCCGCCTTTCAGGCGGCGTCCGACTCGGCGGCCCCGACGATCACCGTGTCAAGCGCCAATCCGCCGTCTGGCATCGCACTGAAATACTACCCTTACGGGTCTCCTGCCGGAACCAACATTCAATGGAAGTATGTCGGGTGCATAGGCACCACGGCCTACGCGGGCTATTACGCCCTGCTGAACGGCCCGAATCTCGGGGCGGCGGGCTCGGTTCCGACCGGGCCGTCGATTAAATTCAAAGTGAACGCCGTGGCGGGCAAGTTCGCGTTTGGGTTTACCAATTCGACCACCAACATAAATGCGATCGTCAACAACCGATATTTGGTTCCGGGCGTGATAGCGCCGGCATCCGGAACCCCAAATTGGGTCGTGGTGGATTTCAGCTCCGTCTCGCATCCTGGCGTTTTTGACGTCGAGGTGTTTCAGAACGGGTCCGCCGGATGGGCCGGCGTGTGTGTCGATGGCAATAGTCAGGTGCTCACGCCGGACATGAATCCGGAGATCACCGCCTGCTTTATTGCAGATTCGATTTTCCAAGGCTCGAACTTCGGACCGTTTTTCGCAGGCAGGTATTGCCATCATCAAATGGCGAAATTGCTCGGCTGGTCGAACCCGATCTCCATGTCGACGGGCGGCACCGGCTATTTGCAGACTGCAAGCTCAGGGGCTCTTTATAATTATTTACAGCGCGTGCAAGATCCGGTCAATCAGGCGGTTCTGGCGACCGCCGATGTTGTTGTCTTGATGGGCAGCACGAACGACGGGACGACGACGGGCCTGTCCGCTCAGGTGTTGGCCACGCTCTCCACGATCAGGTCTGTCAATCCGTATTGTATCATTGTTGTGTACGGTATATGGCCGGCCAACAATGTGAACGTCGCTCCGAACGAACCTGTTGTTATGTCCGCCGTCGCGGCGTTCCATGATCCGTTGACCTACGCCATCCCGCTATATGCGGCTCAGCCGATTCCGATGATAACCGGATCGTGGAACAACAGCTTTTTTGCCAGCGAGTCTACAAACTCGACAAACTCGGCATTGTATATTCAGACCGGCGACAATCTTCATCCGCCGGACATAGGCACGGCTTACCTGTCGTGGTATTTGGCGCACAAGTTCAGAGAGACCGTTCTCGCCAGCGCCCTGTAGGATCTTCGCAATGATTGATTGGGGGTCCTTTTTTCTCGGCTTTATAGTGGCGTGCGCGCTCAGCATAAGCGTGTCCTGCATGGTAGTTGCGTGGCTGCTGCACACCTACCCGCCCGAGTTTTGATGATGGTCGAACGGACCGAGGCGCCGCCGATCTCGAACATGGGCTGGGTTATTCTCGGGACGCTCGGAGCTACGATGATCGCGGCGATGGGTCTGTTTTGGACAATGACGAACCCGAAGGC